CTTGTTGAGTGGCAGCCGGGTGTCGTTGTGACTACCGCTTGAGGTGTAGCTGCCCCCGTAGAGACTGCGCAGTGGCGCGGGGTCTCGGCCGTACTGATCGACTGGCATGGGGCGGATCTCTTCTGCCCCTACGGTAGGAAGCCGATAGCCTCCCGAAGCAGGCTGGTGGACGACGGCCCCCTCTCCTCTCTGAGCGCCATCAGCCCATGCCTGACCCCTGGCTGCTGCCGGCGTAGGCACCCCAGCATGCTGGGGTGGCACGAAGGGCGGAGCAGTCGAAGCAATGAGCGCATGCCGGACTCCGGCACGAGGATGGCCTGATAGCCGCTGCGCCTGCCGCCTCCATTGCCGGGCTTGGCGCCGATAACCGAGTGAAGACGTAGCAGGTCAAGGGGTTTGAAAATGTCATCACTGGTGCGAGCCCAGATCAAGCCGCCTCGGCCGACAGGGCGCCAACCGCCTCGGTCCAGCCAGAGGACAGCCGTGAGGTGGCCCAACCCCTGGCGATCACAAGAAGAGCAGAGGCGCCAGAGCTCAGCAGGGGGCCGGCCGATCAACCCCTCGAGCTCTTCTGAGTGGAAGCGCAGCCTGGCCATATCTCCGCCACTGGTCCCGGGGATCCAGTCCAGCTGAGACCTGTACTGACCACTGCAAAGCCGGCGCAGCTGAACATGGAGGTGTCGCAGATAGGCGAGCTCTCCGCCGGACCTGACCAGGGTGAGCCAGGGGCGCTGCAGGGATCCCTTGCGCTCAAGATTGCCAAGCCCCAGCACGCAGCGGGCGACCAGGTGGGCGAAGTCGGAGCTCACGTCTTGAACAGCCAGCCGGAGTAGAAAGGCGCGACCGGGTGAAGAGCGGTCTGCAATAGCTCACGGCTGCCGCGACTGAACAGCAGCCTGGGAGTGCGCCCTTCGGTGGTGATGAGCGAGCGGGCGCCGGTCAGCAGGGCCAGCCATTCCGAGACGATCTCAGCTTCCTCACCGGTGCGGCCGACGCGACGAAGGATGGCGCCACCGTCTCCGTCACCGTCCTCAGGAAGAAGGCGCACATTCTCCGACCAGAGCCAGGCGGCTGCCCTGGCACCGAGCTTTCCGACAAGGGCGCTGGTGATCTGGCGGTAACCCTGAGGGCACAGCACGCGCCAGCAGGCGTCGAGGTGACGGGAGGACACGCGGAAGCGGCAGACGCGGGTGCCGCTCTTGCGAATAGGAGAGTCGGGACCGTTCCGTGGCTTGCGGGCGACCACGTAGGTGTCGATGGCTGCATTAGTGCGCAAGCACTTGCGGACCTCAAAAAGCTTCTCTTGAAGCAGTGGCATTTCGCCCATTCCGCCCAAAAAAGTCGCCCTGTATTTGAAGCCGCGAGGTGTCTTAGAGCGGTGAAAATAACCGTCAGCAAAGAGAAGTCCCAACATCAAGCGGAAGGCGTCGGGGTCCATTTGCGTTTCGCCCATTTATTATTCCTAGGATGCTATCACGGCGCTCGCAAGGTGCCGCTCTTTGTTGATTTACTCCAGGAGTTCAGCCCATGTGGGTCGATAATGAGTTTCCTGCTGTTATCGGCGCGGAGCTTCACCGGCCTCACCCGGCCTATGTCGCCGAGCTCGCGATCGACCCAACCGTCGTTCACGATTTCGCGGCCCAGCCCGGTGAAACGGTGATCCTGGATCGCTACAGGTACTGGGGATCTCCTGGAACCAAGGCATCCCGAGCTCGCACCGCTGACCAGCAGATCGGAACAGCTTCATCCCGCGGCATTGTCAAGGAGAAGGTGCCAGTCACCCTGACTGAGTACACCGGACCTGCCGATCCCGAAGATCCCAATCAACCCAGCACCTTCAAGGTCTCGCGCGAAACCCTGATCAAGGCCCAGCGCCTTCTGTTCAGCACCGGGGACATGACCCGGTTCCACCAAAGCGTGGGCTCCATCACCCTTCTCGACGACTATCGCCGCTGGCGTGACCGCGTCTTGATGGACGAACTGTTCAAGGCGGAAGCCAACGGCTCGGCCGACTACGACCGCGGTGGCTACTACTTCCCGAACGGCAAGGTCAAGACCAACCCCACCACGGTTGAGTCCTACACCGGCACGCCGAATCTGTCGGGCAAGTTCTCGCCCGTGATCGATCTCATGGAGATCGTGACCGGCCTGCGCAAGCGCAACGTCCCCACCTTCGCTGACGGCCTCTACCGGGGCATCATCGACCCAGTGGCGATGAAGCACCTGCGTCAGGATCCTGACTTCCGGGCTGCTTCCCGCGAGACCGGCCAAGGGATCATCGATCCCACCCAGCCCTGGCTGGCTCCCAACGCCAACCTTTACCTGGGCATGACCCCTGCCTACGGTGGCACGGGCAACCTTGCGGGCCAGCCGGTCATGCCGGTCGGCTTCCCCTACGAAGGGGTGCGCTTCTTCGAGAGCACCAACATGCCCGAGAAGAGCTTCACCACGAACATCGACGCCTCTGTCGGCGGCGGTGGCAGCAAGGTCTACGGCGCCGCTCCGATCCTCTTCTTCGGCCTTCAGTCCGTCGGCATTGGCATCGGCGGCCAGGATGCGCAAGTCCTCATCAATAACAATGACGACTTCGGTCGATTCATTATTCTTGTTTGGGAACTGATGGCTGGTTTCGAGATCCTCAACAAGGACTTCGTGACCGTCGCGTACTCCTTCATCTACTGATCACACAGGAGTACAGGAACCAATCATGGCCCCCAAGATTTACCCAGGCAACTACGTCAACCCCATTGCCTCGATCCTCAACCAGGGGATCGTCGGCTGCTACCCCGGCCGAGTGGCTCGCCATCTGGTCGGCTACGCCAAGATCACGACCTCAGCCAGCAGCTGGGACATCGTGATCCCCAGTGACGACAAGCGTGTCGTCGGCGAGAAGACCCGTCCCGATCAGATCGGGATGGTCATCCCCTTGGGAGCCTGCATCTACCGACTCGGCCTGCGCGTCCTCGACGCTCGGCGTAATCGGGATGTGGGTGTCGCCACCTCAGGGCTGGTGGGAACCAACGCCCAAGAGCTCAAGCTTGCTTCCGCTCTCAACGTTGACCCCTCGGCAGCCCTGACCGCAACGGCCCTGAGCGCCCCGGCGTTCACCATTGCGAACACCACGGTGACCCCCGGTCAGACCTCACGGGATGCGCTGATCAACGCCGGCGTCATCACCACCGGCGGCCCCCTCACCCTGCGCGTCTACAACAACACCACAGCCGACGGCGCAGGTGCAGGCCTCAGCAGCACCTTCACTGAAGGCAGCTACGTCATCGCCGAAGCGTGCTTCACGCTTCCTGATGACGTGCCGGGCCCCAGCGCCTTCGGCGGTCTGCCCTCCGCTGCAGGCTGAGCGCAAGCTGCGCAAGCGGCAATCAACTGACCCGCCTCGAAAGGGGCGGGTTTTTCGTGGCGGCCAATGGAGCGGCAAGCCCAGCGGAGGAGTGATTGTTGACGCCGACCAGGGCAGCGCAGAAGTGGGAGAAGAGGTCTGAACTGGTCCCCGCTAGGATCTCCGTGATTCGTCACGCCGGCCCGATGGTCCTCTATCGCCACATCAAAACCCAGCAGACGATGGAGCTGGTCTCCTATCACGGCACTGAGTACGCCTTGATGAAGTTCAACAACGGCAGCACCGACTACGTCAGCCGGCGCGAGCTCGTCGAGTACGACGTCAAGGATGGCGTGAGCAAGCGTGAGATGGTAATCCCGGCTGCCGCGGAGAAAGAGGAGCGCAATGAAAGACGCGAGTCCAGCCTGCCGATGGAGACCCGGCTGAACCTGAACATGGCCTCGCCCGAGCAGATCGCCGATCGAATCCACGGAGTGGGATACAGCACGGCCAAGAAGATCGTCGAGCTCAGGGGGACCTTGCCGGGCGAGAAGTTCTCGAGCCTGGAACAGTTGCGCCAAGTCAGTCGCGTCGACTGGGACGAGGTGTTCGAGGCCGATCTGGTTTTCGTTGCCTGAATAGACTGAGGACGCCCCGGGCCGCCGATCATCGAACTCTCACCATTCGACAAGTCACGCTGCCGTTTTCACCTGGGCTTCAACTCCGGCGCCGGCATCCCAGCGGGTGACGCGGCAGAGCTCGAGGAGGCAATGGCGCGCATTCCTGACTCGGTCTGGCTGGAGCAGATCCTCAAACACCTGACGCGCTGTGACAACACCTGGCGACTTTCCGAGGTCCTGAAAGACGCATCGGGCCCGACACCTAGCAGGGTTGAGCGCATTACAGGCGACATCGATCGGGCCATTTTCCAGTCTGACCCCATCAGGGCAGCGCTGGTGTACCGGGAGATCTACCTCATGGAGGTGGACTACCTGGCCGAATCACTGTTCGTGCCGAACTACAGGCGGGAGGACGTGCGCCGCTATGCCTTTCACCGCGCTGGCGCAGAGTTCATCAATGCCATCCCGGGGCCAGCCGACACGGCTGTCGGTACCAGGATTGCGTTGCACACCGGCGGAGCCGCCTCCTGGCGATAGAGCCAGTCTGGCTGCCCTAAGGTGGGGTCAAGTTAAAGAGCGGCCTCGATGACAAGCAGCTGGGCAAATCTGACGCCATCAGAGCGCAGAATTAGACGCCGACGCGGCGAAAGAGACCCCGCCCGGCGGGCCGCCCCGCAGGCCGCCCCGCAGGCCGGCCCGCCGAGTCCTCGCATGCAGGGACGAAGGAGGACGTTTATCGACAACGTGCGGCCGAACCCCGCCCCGCAGGCGAGTCCTCGCAGGCAGGGACGAAGCAGGGCGTCTGTCAACAACGTGCGGCCGAACCCCGCCCCGCAGGCCGGCCCTCAGTACGGCCCGCCGAGTCCTCGCATGCAGGGACGAAGGAGGACGTTTATCGACAACGTGCGGCCGAACCCCGCCCCGCAGGCGGGCCCGCCGAGTCCTCGCATGCAGGGAGCAAGCCTCACTAGAGTGGCGCCAAGGGCGTCTGTCGACAACGTGCGGCCGAACCCCGCCCCGCAGGCGGGCCCTCAGTACGGCCCGCCGAGTCCTCGCATGCAGGGACGAAGCAGGGCGTCTGTCGACAACGTGCGGCCGAACCCCGCCCCGCAGGCGGGGGCACGGTATGGCCCGCCCGCGCCGGCGCCGAACATGGTCAGGCAAGCCCCGGCACCCACGAGCAGCGGGGGTGCAGCTGGCAAGCCCCCCGGACGCCTGACGATCGACAGCACGCCGGAGAGGCTGCGGACGATGAATCAATCCGCTCAGGCCAGCCTGAAGGGTATGACAAACGCCCCAGGCCAGGGACCCGTGGTTCCGAACCCGGCTACCACCCAAGGATGGCAGAACGCAACGGTCAAGAAGGCGGCGGAAGACCGCGGCGCAGCAGCGCAAAAGGCGCGCTACGAACAGAAGATGGGCTACCTGTACGCCGAGAACACGCCGGCCACCAGCGATCCCACGCAGGATGTCTACTGGCAGGCCGCGGACATGGCGCAATGGGCGAACGCCAATAAGAAGCTCGCGAGAAAGCTGGGATGGACCCCTGAGCGCAGCCTGCCGCCGAGCGCCACTGGCGTGGTTGACTACTCCGGTCAGTTCGCGGGAGGCCCGATGGCGGCCAGCACGAATCCTTGGAGCAAGGAAGCCCTGGCGGCAGATTCGCTCGTCGACACCAGCGGAGTGCCTCGCTTCACCGGCAGCGCCGAAGGTGCCGAATTCTCGCCAACGGCCTGGGATCCCAGCACTGCGCAGCTGGCTCCTCCCTTGCAAGCGCCAGCAACGGCGCCCAACCCAGCCGACGCTTCCGGCCTCTCCGGCTTCCAGTTCCAGGGAGACCTCCTGAACGGGTCCAGCCCAGCCGACGCTTCCGGCCTCTCCGGCTTCCAGTTCCA